AGGAACCAACTCTTCAATCTCCTGAGCAATAACACCAGGATGCGTATCCTGAGGTCTTTCTTTATAATTAAACGTATATGTTTTTATTTGTTCTAATGTTTCGAGTCCCTTCTCAAGAGGAACTATATTTTCTTTTAATCTTTGATCCGAGAATGATCCGTTGGATGTAACGTCACCAGAAAATACCGCGTCACCTAGAGTATCTATTCTTGCCTTAACAGCACCGCTTGTATTCTGTACATCAATGTTACCGTGGAATACTGAATTTTGCAGATTACCGTCGTCACCTACAGCAAAACTACCGTCACAACTTAAACGATTACCAACAGAAAGTGTTGTATCAATTTCCGAATAAGATGTTCCAAATTTTGCGACTGTTTTTAAAGAACCTGAACCAGCAGATCCAAATCCAATTTTAACAACGAAGTTACTTTCACCGAGGAAGTTAGAACTTGATTTTTGATCTAATAGTACTACACCTAATCCATCACCGTCCAATCCACCAGTTGCAGCATCGCTATTCATTGTGATGTTGGTTAGTGAAGGTGTTAAAGAACCAGTGATTGCACCTGTTCCTGGGTTATATGATATGTTTGTTGCACCACTTATGGCACCTCTTGCTCTTGCATCGGTATAATAAAGATTCGTTGAACCTTCTGTTACATCGTCAGTACTTAAACCTGCACCACCCGCACCAATTGTTAAACTACCTACTGTAAGGTTTTCTGTAACTACTGCATTTGGAACTGTTAACGTACCTGCAGTTGATAATGAAAACTTGTTAGGTGCAACACCAGTATTAATAATAAAGTTACCAGGATTTGAATTTTCTAATCCTACGTCCCAAGATAAAGAACCGTTTGTGTATCGTGTTTGTGCACCAGCACTATTTAAAAAGGTTGTTGTTAATTGAGCACTACCTGTAACTTTAAAAGCACCGCTGACATTAACCGGAGTATTACTCGAGATTGCTTCAATTGTATTGGTACTTATTTTCGTGGAACCAATTACATTACCTGCAGTAAGGTTTCCTGTAAGAGTTGCACTACCTGTTGTTGTGCTACCGCCAGCAGCCGCAGTCACTACATTGGAAGCCAATAAGTCAACTATATCGTTCGTCTTGTTAAACCAATTTTGAAAGGTTTGCGAAGTTGTTATATTACCTAGATCCTGAGCCATTTATTTTTCTTCCAGTTTTTCTATTCTTTGGTAAATATCAAGAATACTCTTTTTAATATCCACTAAGTCATTTTGTATTCGGTCTACTTTGCGATAATAGTTCCGTTCTATTTTATATTTATTGAGAGCGGCAGCATCGGTACTAAGAATTGCTCCAGTTGTCTTATCTCTATTAATATTCATTATAGTTCCTATGTCAATGCGAGACCGCGATAATCTTTTAGCGTTGGGGCATTGTGTATGTTTGGCGAGAGTAAATCAATACGAATTTGGAATCTCTTGAATCCTTCAAATACTCCGCTTTGTGATGTATAAGTTAGAGGACCACTTACAACACCGCCTGTTTTATTTCCGTCTTTAATTCTATATTTAAATTCTCGGTAATCACGCAAGTTTGATATTGTAGAATAAGATCCTACTCCTTCGAACTTTTCTAATTCAGTCCATGATAATCTATCGAAATCATCGAAGTCATATTGATTCTGAGCTTTAATATAAACTTTAATATCTGTTCCTGCTGGACGATATGCAGAAAGGATTAAGTTGAAATCTTCAGCATCAAGATCTTCTGCCAATTCAATTTTCTTACTGATATATTTTGCAGTTGTATCAGAATCATTTGTAATCTTATATTGATAGGCAATAAGTTTAGATGCTTCAATATCAATGAATGGAGTAGATGTTACGTTACTTCCGTTAGACATTGCTACATCTATTGAGAATGTTTTAACACCGGCAGGATCATTTGATTTACTGTAAATAACTACACCTTTCTCTGAGAAATGGTTGTTGTCATTAAACTGCATTGGCTTCAAGTAAGTAGTTGATGTATCACTAGGAGGTACAAAAGTTCCTGATAGTGTAGTTCTTGAAGTTGAATCATTAGCCTTCATAATCATAGGTTGGATATAACTTAAATTAATATCGTTAATAGCAGAAACATTTGCTGTTGAAGTACTATCAAGACCAACTAAGTTTGTACTAACACTAAATTGTTTTGATGTAGTTGCAGAAGAATGAGCAATATGACATTCGTAAGGATTTCTTTGAACATCATATAAATCCAATTCACCAGCAACGACAGGCATATGAGTACCTGTACCTGAGAACGAAGGCGGAGTTTCCAATATAGCCGTAGTGGCATTTGTGATTGAGGCAATCTTATGTATTTGTATTTTAGTAGTAGAAGTATTTACAATTCTTATATAATCACCAGCAGCATAAACTGTATCGAGTGATTGACCACCTGTTATTGTTTTAGAACCTGCGACAGTAGTAATACCAGTATCAGCAGGTGCGGATAATAATTGATAAACTAATTCACCAGGTGTAAATCTTCCTGTAACATTACTTAATGTAAGGAACTCATAATTTGCATTTGTTAATTTAACAGTACCTGATGAGGAATTAAAGTTATGTCTTCTTATAGTAAATTTAATATCTTCGTCTTGATATGATTTCCAAGCAGAGTTATTAGTTGAAGTAAATAGAACACCGTCACCCCAATCCTGAGTAATAGCAGAACCTTTTGTTGCTCCTGGCGTTAAATCAATTCCACCTACTTTAGAAGTATAAATTAAGTAATTAGGATCTGATGCATCAGGCTGTACTACAATTGAGTATTCTTTTTCTACATCTAATCTTACAGGCGCCTCAAAGGTAAACGTAGTAGCTGCCGAAGCATCTTCGGAAGTATTTACATCAGCAGGTAATTTATGAACATTTGCGAATGGCAAGATTCTGTTTGTTGGGTAACCATTTACAACTTCTCTGATCTGTAATGATACACCATTTAATGGAGATGAATCATCACTACCTGAACCTGTTTGAGTTGGTTTACGACGGAAGTATACATCAATATTAGATAAGTAAACTGAGTTAGAACCTGCACCCATACCTTTCTTAACAAAGAATGTTTGTGCAAGTGGATCTCTACCTCGAATACGTCGAGCAACGTTTCTTGTTGTTACTGTTGTATTTACATCAAAGTTTGGAGATCTTGTTGAAGTTGTTAAACTTGTTTTCTCAACACTGAAGTTATATGCTCGATAAGTAACAAATCCTTTACTTGTTGAAGCAGAATCAATACTGTTATAAGCAGATACATCGGCAATTTCTAATACTCTATCACCTACGTAGAATGTTTCAGCAGGTAAATGGAACACTGCTCTTATTACACCGTTTGCGTCCGTAGTAACTGCTGCACCTTTATCACCGTACCTACCAACTTCTCCAACTGAATCAGCTGTAATTGATCCTGGCATTACGTGTGCATTTACATCAACACCATCAAAGAAGAAGTAATGTCTTTGATTAGGTCTTAATCCTGACATATAAACTTTGATATCTCTCGATGCCATATAAGGTTGGAATCTAAAGTCGGAAACAAATTCACCAACGAACGATTCTGTTGTTCTTGAACTGTCTATTTCAATTTCACTTGATCTTGTTGTGATAGTTGTTACTTCAGCTCCTGCACCACGTCTTCCTCGACGACCAGGGTCAGCCGTAAATTGTCTTGACGAAGATGTATCGGTCATAGGTAAGAATGCTTGAATCTCATCAATGAATTCTTGGAACGGAGTAGTTAGATCAATATCAATAGAAGCAGGGTTAACTGTTGTATCATAAGCAGCATCGTAAGGTGGAGATATAACTCCATCACCTACATACTTATAGAAGTTACTTACACAGTTTCTAAAGTTTGATGCGTACGGTTGATTAATAACCTCAACGTTTGAATTCCTTCCTACAGTTGCTACCTTAGCATCAGAAGTAGATGGGAATACTGAAGAACCTGTTGCTGAATCATATACCAAATCTAATGGGAATGTTTTCAACGAAGGAGTAAGTATCTTTTGATTAAATGGTACCGCAGCATTAAACTGTGGATGACTGATTTCTGATAACTGTAAATTGTTAAAAGGATCTACAACGAAACCATTCTTAAATCTGTTTAAACCATTCTCATCACGTACAACTAAGTTATCAGTTTCTGATTCTAATTGATTCAATGAAATATAATATGCCATGTTATCAATTTTCTTTTCTAATTGATGCATATCTTCCATTGTGTAATTCTTAATACCTGTTGCTCTTGGTTTAATTGCATAACCAGGTTTACGAAGAACATCAGACTGTTTCTTAGACAGTGCAGGATAAGTTGGAACTTCTACATTTGCGATTGCCAACTGATCTGCTGTAAGCTTTGGTGGTACAGGATTTTTCTGTTCTTCACCTTTAATGATAACAATCTCACCATAAGAATCACAAGCAATTGTATCAATTCTTGATAGGTAATGTTCTATACTTGTTTGTAATGATTGCTGTGCAGAAGGAACCAACGCAGCTCCTTTATCACTAAACGATACGGTATTGAAACCAACTTGAGTTGAAATCGTTGGAGCATTACCTGAATTCGCCAAATAGTTTGCACCAGAATCTTTATTAACATGTGGTCTGAAGTCAAACGAATCTCTTAAGTTATATACTTGACCTGACTCTGACGTGTAAGAAGGAATATCAAACTTACTTAAAGTATTTGGATAACTATTAATTGTAAAGAAGTATTTACCAGTCGAAGTGTTTACCTCGAAGCATTGTAGATTCACTAGCATTACGCCACTTGGCTCAGGGCGACCTTCAATATATTCTACATAAGATAGATCATAATAAGTATCTTTCTGATTCTCTTTTAATCTAAAGCTACTTGTAAAATCTTCTCCTGCCGCATTTGTAATACTTACAATTTTAAATACATCTGGGAAACCTAAACTATATTGTGTTTTAACGTTTGAGTAACTAAACTTAACATAAGTATCACGTAATGTTTTAGCATAAGGTGAAATACCACCTGATGAACCAACCTGTCTTTTATTATAAAATACTTCTACTGAACCATTCAAACTACTATCACAAATAATATTAAGTTGTGAATTATTCAAAGCAGTAGTGAAACTTGTAACAGGATATGTTGTTCCTGCCAAGTTAACTCGAATATCGTCGTTAAGACAATTAAAATCTTCGCCTGGTCCTGCGGTTAATGTGATCGTACCTGATGTGGCAGATCCTGTATTTTGAAACCTACAAGGAATAAGAGTATTTGATGTTGCGAACGTTCCGTTAATACCAGTATCAAAGATTAATGCCTTTCTTCCTGTTTCTTTAATAACAGGTGAACCGATACTGTTTGTTCTTATAGGTACATCACCACTACCATCTGATAATTTGGTAATGTCTTTAATAGCTTGAGCACCGTTATATACAGCAGAGTGAATATAGATTCTTTCGTTTGTTATATTTTGTACTGCAACTGCACCTACCGAAGAACTTCCTGATGTTTGAGCATCTGATGTACTAAGAATACCTAAATTCAAATAACCTTGTGAATTACTTGTAGTATCAATCTCAAAATAGTTTCCATATTCCATTGAAACGTTTTGATTGTTAACTGTTTCGGTTTGTCCTATTTGATCTATTTGGAATGAACGTTCACCAGAATTTACTACTCTGTAACCTGTTACATATGCTGTACCAGGTCCGACGACACATTGTACTTCACTATTGGCAGCACCACTAGGAATACGATCATCAGTAGTTATTGGGAATGTTTCTAAAATATAATTACCAGATTCTTCATAGGTACGTCGAGCCATCTCTTCGCCCAATACGTTGTATTGAGAAACGTCTCTTACAGTAATTGCATTACCATTTTGATAACGAGCCAATGTAAAGAAGTCTGAATTTTGAGTACCAGCTGAAGTTTCTAATACTGTTAAAGTAGGAACAAGTTTTAATCTGTCTGCACCAGGTGCGTTTTCATTCCTAGAACCGTTTGCATTATCGTATAGGCTGTTATCTTGTAAGTTATTAATTAAACTTTCTGATACTAAGTAACCAACTGATTTGTTATCGGCAACGTTAGTATACTTTTCAACAACCAATCTTTGTTCTGCTGTAAATATAAAATGGCCTTTCTGAAATATAATACCAGGAGCAGCTTCTACACCGAATGCTCTACCAACATGTGGATTTCCTGCTGAAGGCGAACCGTATACCGCAAGACCTGTATTAATAACAGTGTCAATAGATAAGGCTTCGTTTGTGGTTCCTCTTAAATATTTGAATCTTGTTACAACTAACGCTTCACCAGCTTGGAATTGAGTTTGACCTGCCAAACCAATGTTAGTGTAGTTAATAAAGAAAGTATTTAGATTTGGTGGTCTTGTTTGAAATCCTTTAGAAGCCTGAACGATTTCTGCTTTCAGTCCGGACGATTGTCCTTTTACCTGATAAACATAGTCAAGTTCTACTTCTTGGCCTGCTAATACTTCAACCGCAGATGTGCTGATATATGACTCTGCGTTAAATCCAGTAGGACCGTCATTTAGTTTTACAAATTGAAGATCATCAAGTTCTGTAAAGTTACATCCTTTTACAATTGAACCTTCTTTGAAAATATTATCTCCAAATGACTCAACCTGATTTTGAAGCATAGTCTGGAGTTGTGTAAGTTCTCTTGCCTGTATCGCGTACCCAGGCTTGAACATAACTCGATAGAACTGCTTCTCGGCATCATAGTCATCGAAGTATGGTGCTTGGTTTAAGTTTTTATTAATAGGCATCTTTACTTACGTTCCTTAAAATTCCAGTACAAATTTAAATTCTTCTCTTGAGAGGTCGGTTCTTGCTAATGGGAAGAAGTCCTCCATGAAGTACACTTCGCCTGTTCTCTGTTTGTAATCCGAATAGATAACATTATCGTTTATTGGATTATTTATTGTTATTCTCTGACCAGTATTTGAGGTAATTGCCAAATCTGGATTAAATGATGTATCTCCATTACCAATCAGGGCATTATTTCTATATGGTCCTACGTATTCTGCTAAAAATACTGTATTTGAAGTTTCATCAATCTCGTGTATTTGGGCTTGGAATACAATATCGTTATTTACATTAACTTGCGTGATTGTACTATTTGCGTTTAATCTTCCATAATCATCTGTTATAATCGCAATTCTATTATCGAAGACATCAGGTTCAGTTGCGGTATTTGCTTGTCCGCTTCTCCATGTTGGTATACCTGTCATATCTTTAAATGTTGGACTTCTTACAATACCAATACAGCCGTATGTATTCTTATCACCAATTTTTGTATTGTCTTCTGCAGTAATGAATCCATACATTGAAAAATGTTTACATCTAAATTCATCTAATAAATTATAAGCATGGCCACCTTTCGGTTCAATGATAGGTTGAATGGTTGCTCTTACATCTGCTGATTCAGTACCACCTGGGTTGAAATCAATAAGAGGATCCACGACTTCCGCAATAGCGTTATTATATCCTGTGCCTTTATTTAAAAGAATAATTTTATTAATACCACCGCTATCAATTTCAGGTATCGCCACTGCTCCGTCGCCGTCTCCAGCAATTTTAACTCGTGGGAAGATTTTAATATTTGCGTTAATGGTTGCCGTTGATACCATGAAGTCTGTTAAACCTTTCCATGTACCACCTGACGCATATCCGCCAAAGCCAGTACCATCAAGATCTGTTGTTAATAATGCATCTGCTTTTAATTGAAACGTATCTGCGTTCACAACACTTACATAAAAGGTAGTTGCAGCAAGTGTATCTACGTCTGCTTCATTTACAATTAATTCTGACATTCCAACAACGTCTCTAAATATAATTGGTTGACCGTTTACTAAGTTATGAGATGTTGATGTAATTACGACAGGCGATGCTTGAGTTGCGTTCTCTACACTACCGCGTCTTGGATTTGATAATTCTTCGCCTACAGTAATTTCAGCTAAGCCACTTCCTTGAATCAGTTTATACGATTTGATTTCAAATAGATTCGTAACACTTGAACTTGGGTTTGTGGCATAAAAGAATTGACCTGCATAGTAATTTTCTGTTGCTTGCCAATCTTGTTCTCTTGGATCAATTTCTAATTTAACATTACCGTGAGAACTTGATCCACCAACTCTACCAGGAATTGACCTTATAAGACCGTTCTTTTCTTCATATCCATTATTGACAATAGCATTAGTAACTTGAATCTCAGATATACCACCGCCGTAAACCTCCGCTGGATTAACAGTTGCAGTAGGATCAATTGGAATATAACCTAAAGCATTATAGGCCTCGAATTGTAATGTAGTGAGACGATACATATACTTCCATACATAACCGTCGGCAGTTTCATAAATTTGATTTACGTTGGCTGCATCAAAAGTAGGTGGTGCTTGTGAACCAACATCTTCGTTATTATTAAGGCATTTATAAACTCTGTAATCATCAGTGTCATTATCGTTAGGACCGACTACTGCATAAAAGTTTAAACCATCAAGATCTATTTTATCATCGTATTCTGAATATACAACACCTCGTTGCCAAGGGTAATACTTTATCATAAAGTTAATATCTTGATTACGTATCTTTTTCGCAAATAGAGTCTTTTCTAAAAACTCATTTTGAGAAGTAGCAGAATCAACTGGCTCTATACCGCCAATGCTGGAAACAAACATATAATAGTCATCGTTAGCCTTTGCGTCAGCTATGAATAACTTATTAATGTCTTGGTTAAAATTGTTTGCTAAAATTTCAGGCATTGTTATATAATTCTCTATATTTTAGTTTATTTATATCCATTGGGCTAACCTCTTCTTCTTATTCTTGGCCTTGGATATACTGATCCACTTGTAGGTCTTACCTTTGCATTTACTTTTGGAAAACTCGCACCAGATTCTGGTCTTTGATTAATCCATCTTAATACTTTATTGATTCCGCTTTGTAAGCTTTCAAAGTCAGTACTACTATCAGTTCCTGTATCATACATAACATTATTTGTTGCATTTGCTTCTAACCAAGCTTTTGCTTCTGCTTGAGTTAACCCAGGATTGCTTTCTGCAAGTAATGCAAGTACACCAGCTACTTGCGGCGCAGCCATACTTGTTCCTGATTGCTTATGCATCGAATACAAAGAATTTCTTGAATCTAAAAAGTGGCCTGTATTATCTCCTCTTGCACTAATAATAGCGTATCCTGCTGCATATATATTTACTGCATTTCCAGTATTTGAAAAACCTGCTTTTCTGTCATTCTTTAATACATCCAATGAACCTACATTAATAGCATTAGGATGACTTCCAGCGTTAGTCGAGGCTGGCCTGTGCGACAGATCACTATCACTGTATTGATTACTTCCAACTCTCCAATATATTCGATTATTATAATCTTGATCACCTGATTTTGTTATCTTGGCCGATTGATTCGCGGCCGCGGTCACAAATATAATTCCATCATCAGCCGCATCATCAACATCAGCTTGCATGGCCGTGCTCCAAAATGGTATTTTAAAATCACCATTGCTATCAATTACAATACCTCTTGCCCGCAATTCAGCATCACTTAAATCACTACCATCATCGCCCCACTTATCATAAATAGAACCGCGGTAATTAAATACTCCAACTCCAGCTACGGTCTCCCTTTCCATGTTGGAATCGTCAAACTTTCTATAGGTCCCTGATGTCCTGCCGTGGAATGAATAGTAACTGTGATTACTTATTGTAGGATTTCTTCTACCAGTTTCTGAGTTAATTGGTTTTGTATTATGCCACTGACGAATGTAATCCCAGTACCTGAGTTTATCCAATTCACCATCTACATTACCTGCGCCATGGTTTTGTCCGAAAGGTTGAATGTTATATATGTCTGCGTCTCTTGCCCAGCCTTGCGTATTTCCTGCCGCAGTCCCGGCAACGTGTATTCCGTGTGTTTCTCCGTCATTAGAATAATCATAAGTTCCGTTTACACCATAACCTAAAGCTGAATTAAGACCAAACCAATTAAACATTTTAAATCTTGTGCCGCCTGTTCCATCAGCGTTAACGGCAAACTCTGGGTGATTCATTGCTGTTGTATTAATTACAGTATCAACGATTAGTACATCAACATTTTTCCCCGAGGCTGTAATTGTATAATCAGCCACTGTAATAGCATCAGTTCCGTCGAAACCCCATTCACCACTTAAAGCATTTGCTCCAATGACATGTCTATATAAACCCCAATTTTTATCTCCAGAAACTGGAAGATAATTTTGTCTATCAAAAGTTCCGCCTTCTTCAAATCCAGTATACGCATCCTGGGTTGATCTAATACGATTTGCTGATTCTACATCCAATACTCGAGGATCATTTTTAAGTTCAATCACTTCCTCAGGTGTTAACATATAATGAGTGTTACGACTGATTTGTCTTCTTAATTGTAAATCAACTGCTCTATCAGGAATATAAAGATCGCCACCAGGCGTTTCCATATCGTTATAGAAATCGTCTAAGTCTTCTTTATTACGAAGAGTGACAACATATTCTTCCATTATCTTAAGCCTCTAATTGAAGTATTTCTATAGCTACTGTAATTACTGCAGCACTACCATTTTTGTTTCTTACTTTAACAGGTATGTTTGTTGTTGGCGTTGATTCTAAATTATAACCAATTGTTCCTGGTGATAGCTTTACTTTTAATTGACTACTTGTTGTAATTGCTTCAGCAATAATACCAGCATCTGGTGCAGGGTCTGTTGTTTCTGGTCTCGTGTTGTCTGCTACACGTGAAGCATTATCTGTGTAAAGAGTTACCCAAGCCGGGTGTGATGTTGTAATGGTATATAATGCGTATCCTTTATATCCAGTAATATCAATGTCTGTTGATACTCCATCAGCAATTGATGCTGTAGCTTGAGAAGGAGATTGACGACTTGGTAATGAACCGCCACCGCCACCGCCACCACCTGCAGCTGCTTCAACAACAATAGTACCAACCATACTTGAGTGAGCTTGACATATGTACCTATAGTTACCAGAAATACCTGCTGGTATTTTCCAGAACATGGCACCACCGATTCCTGCGTTTGCGTTTGAGCCTTCGTAATAGATTCCGGAATCAAGTGCTATTAGACCTTCATTATAATTTGAACCTGCAGCAGTTTGAATTACGAATGGGTGTACAGCACCACCTGCATCAGTTAAATCAAATCCAACTGTCGTTCCTGCCTTTACATAAATTGTTGGGTTATCAGTTGTTCCATATTGGTCAAAACGATATGAAGAAGAACCTTGATGAGTAACCTTTAATACTGTAGCAGCAT